TTTCTTCAAGTTCTGGCTTAGTCAGTTTTGACAACTTCATAAGCCAGTCTCCTTTGCTAAATTTCAGTTTAAATGCTGCTTTCTCATCGCAAAAACAGCAAAACCGTCCTTCGTTTTTCGACAGAAGGCTAAATATCGTGGTACCGTCTCAGAAGTTTATAAGGTCATCTTGAACGGTCAAACGGCTGACCCTCTATTTCAGTTTACTCCAGATGCGCTGTCCATTCCCAAATATCTACCGGATCAATGGGTTCTGCGCATTTAGGGCATATAGGATATAAACCTTTTCTGTAATGTTCCTCCATTTCTCGGAATACTTTATTCTTTCGCATCCGTTTGAATTCAGCATCTGCCAGTTCACTGTATGTTTTGGCTTTAGATAGCATTTTACGCTGTTCATCCTCCAGCAGCTCATACCGCCTCGCCAATGTAAGCAGAGCATCAAAAGCATCTACCGTAGCTCCGCAATCCTGACAGCTTACGATCCTGTTTACCGTATCGACCTCGTAATGAGGTGGATCGCATTTGCACAGCTTTTCTCTTCCTCGCTCGATTCTTGCTAGATTGAAGGAAATAATCTCATTGTCCATAGTATTCCTCCACTAAATCCTAAGAGCATTACCGCAAAATCTACAGTACTTTGCCAATATCACACACTTGGAACCGCCTGTATAATGGCTTTCCACATATTTGTGTACTACTGCTCCGCAATATTTACACGTTATTCTTGCCATAACAGCGTAGCTGTCATTTATTTCTTTCTGTTCATCGTGTGACCACATTTCTCGCTTAACTCCTTTGCTAAATACTAAGTTACATACTTAATTTCTTACCTTATCCAAGTACTCCTTGCATTTCCAATACACTTCCGGATCAAATTCTTTCCGCTCATGCTCATAGTCAGCAACGCACATCGGTTTTTCAACTTTTGCTTCGCAACATACATTGTTATTCATTTTGTTATCCTCCTGTTATTTCTGTGCTAAATAGCACATGATTCCACAATCCGGGAATATCTCTGTGTTCATGTCTCCACGGTTGGGATCCAGTTCATCGAGATATAACGGCTTCCCGTCACTCTCTTTCAGGATGGAATACCCAACCAGTCGTTCCAACTGTGCACGGCTCTCAAACACTTCCGGGAAGTCCTTGCGGATCCTGTTCCAATACCCCATACCGCCCTTGACACATCCGATGCAGTTATTGTTCGGATATCCCATGTCATACATCTTCGGCCGGGGGAAATCGAACGTCCGCTCAAACAGCCCGTGAACCTCTTCCTTTGACAGATTCCGGTCAATCAGAGGAAATTCATGCTCCGCTTGCGGATTGCTTTCTACCGTCCGCTCTGCCCGGTTGCGCTCTCGCAGGTCAAACCCCCAAACATAGATCAGGTCGTATTGCTTATGTTCCTGCTCCCATTGCTTACGGACACGCTTTTTCAGCCAGTTCGTGCATGGGGCAAATCCGTTGCCTGCGCTGCGGAACCCTCCGAACGCTCGGACACATTCTTCCACACATCCATATTCCGTAGATCTAAGTACATCAATTTCTTTTCCAATTGCCTTTTCGCAATCTCTGATAAATCTCATGCTATCCTCATGTTGGTCGGCAATGTCAATGTAAATCCACTTATCAACATCTCCTGCAAGGTATCCTGCCATAAAGGATGATACTCCTGCGCTGATCCAACATACCTTTAGCTTTTCTGTCATAACACCACGCTACAAATGCTGTATCGTGGATCACCATTCGTTTGCTCTACATACGCTTATCAATAAGCCTTATAGCCACGGTGTTGTAATTTTTCGGTACGCCACCCCTATTCACTGCGCACCAACCCGGTTTACCGGGCATTCGTTATTCCTTTCTTACAATAGTTTCTTCCTGCTCCTTGTACATCCTGCCCGCCATCTGCACTAGATAGTGCTGTAAGGCTTCTTCAACGCTGATTCTGTGCTTGATGCAATATCTGTCAACGTACCGCTTAAAGTCCTCATTCTGCTCGTACAGGGCGGTGTAATCAATGGGTTCCATCTGCATCACACTCCTTTTGGCTTCTCACACCGTTCAAATTCAATTACCCACACCCACGGATTAGCATCCCAACCATAACGGTCAAGATCGGATTTCTTGATGGTGGAGTTCCAAAGTTTATGAAATCCATCGACCATATTAGGGTCTCCACCACTGTCTGGGTCTGAAAACGTTGGATGCCATCCGTTGTTTTCGTAACATACTTCATCCCACGGGTCTGTTCCCTCCATGCATGCTTGTTCCTCTGTAATATCCTGCAACCGCTCCACTCTCACATCCGTAACCTTAAGCCAGATACGTGCGGCTTCTTTCGGCATGTGGATGGATGGGTGCCAACGGCAAGGCGATTTTCCTTTCTCCCAGACAAAATCCGCACCGTTGTATTCGCATTTTGCTTGTCTGGCATCATTTCTGGATTGATTTACTAACCTATCAAACAGCTCCCGGTCATGTATGTAAGTTAATTCTCCGCAAGTGCCGTCTTTATAGTCAAAGGCTATCATTTGATTGAATATATCCCATGCTCCAACACGCCATGTCTCTCGGACATACAGGATATCGCCCGGCTGATATGTTGGTGTAATTTTGCCTTGTTTTCCGTCTGTATCATATATATACAGCGGTTCTTCGCTTACTTCAAAATATCCTTGCGGTTGTGGTTTAATTATTCTTCTCGTACAACTCTTTCTCCCATCCAGAATTGCCCGAACCATCTCTGTATTGAATAAAATCGGCTTAATTGCCATCTGAACCACCTGCCTTTACAATCTCCAACAAATCATCTACCAAATCCTTGACCTCATACATCATCATAGTGTCGTAGGATTTTGACTGCTGCTCTGCTGTTTTATTTCCATACTTCGTACAGTCTTTAAGGAATGCTGTGCGTTCTTCCAACTGATGCAAAACTCTGTCCGGGTCGTATGTCTTGCTCTCCGAAAATGCCTTTTCCATCATCTCTGCGGTTTCCTGCTCATAGTTACCACAGCAGGTACCAATATCCGCAAGACATCGTAGGAAGAACTCTGCAAATCGGTTTTCGTTATAGTCCACTTCAAATGCCTCTGGAATATCAATCAGTATTTTCATCGTTCGCCCTCCTGTTCCAATCTGTAATTGCTTTCGTTCGCTCGTCTTTCCCTGTTCTGATGCCTCCGTCCTGATCCATGTACATCTCACATTCATAGCTTTTTGGAAATTCTGTTCCGCATTTCATACATTTGATTTTGAACATTACCCCAACAGCCGAATGTGATGACTTATTTGTAATGGTTAAGAACATTGCTTTTCCACCGCAAAACGGGCACGGCTTTAATTCTTCACTCATACTTCATCCCTCCAATCAATGCGCTGCCCGCAATTCGGGCAATAATCATATCTATCATAATCAACCTCATAATGCTTACCGCAGGAAGGGCAAATCCATGTATCGTATACAAGTTGTCCGTCCGAGAATCCGTCTCCCTCGTAATCCGGTTTCTTTGCTGTCTGCTTCTCCACAGCTTTACGGCATTCTTCCACCGTGCCGATCTGGCGGTACTGTTGCACCTCTTCCAGTGCGTTTATTGCCATTGCATAAGCATTTTCAAAAGATTCACCCCATGATGTATCACATGGAATTGCTTTTCCAATTTCGTTACAATCATATTTTAATTCTTAAATTGCTTCATTCTCCGTCATGGCTACTCCTCCAACAGTTCCGGATTGTCAAATACGTTACCAACAACCTCATATTCAGTTGTATGCTCAAGCCTATGCTTATAATATTTTTCTCTAGGAATCGTACATATAATTTCAAAATCTCTAAATGTTATAAGAGTATTTACCTCACTATTGTTTATTTTTACAATATCATTCTCCCAAATCAGATTACCGTTCTTGTCTTTCAGTCCGGTGCACTGGCAAATTGTGGCTGGGGCTACCTCAAATGCCACAAACTGCAAACATCCTTCTTCTCCGACCTTATCACTCTCATTTACCGAGTTACCAACTGTATGAATAAATACTTGCCCTGTTACACCATCATCAATACGATTTCCAATTACCCATTCCCCGTTATCAATCCGCTTTCCACGGAATAAATATCTATCCTGCATCCTCATTCCTCACTTTCTTTCTGTAACCATGCCAATGTACAATCCTTACATACCTTGTCACTTTTTAATAAATTCCGCAGGACACATAATAGCGCCATTGCCAACTCCTCGTCCGTCATGCTCCTGATCCGGTCTGCGTTGGTCATAGGGGAGTAGTGCTCGCAATCTCTTTCTATGTCCTCATGCGGACAGTCGTTGATTTTCTCGCACCATGAGTACGCATCAAACCAGTTATCCTTTGTTTCTAAATTCTTGCAGTTATTACATTTCACCATCTTCCACCTACTTTTCTTGCAAAAATCTCTTGATGACATCAATATCTCTGTCCAGCACGCTTAAATGCTCTTTGTTCATTTTTTGATAGACAATCAAGGGATTCTTTCTTCCTGCCTTTTTCGCTCTTAATACTTCCCATATACCTTTCGGTTCTTCAATCGTCCATCCGGTTTTGATAAGCCATTTGCGAAAAGCATCCAATTTGTTGCTATGCAGTGTGTTCCTATTTGCCATTCTCTTCTCACTTTACCGGTACGGCTCCGGCAGTGGCATCCAAGCTGTGACATTTACGCTATCAATGTCATCACCGAGGACAAACCGTCCTCCCAAATATTGTACAAAGCAACAACGGTTTCGATATGTATCCCATCCAATTACGCTATTAAGAGATTCTTCCGGCAGTCTCTCGCTTACCGAAATCCACACCGGCTGATTCTGCAAGGCGGTGATTGCCATTTCCATAAGTTCTTTCCAATATTCTTCATTTACAAGTTCATCCCAATGAGGATTAAACCTGATAATGTCCAAATCCTTGATAGCTTCTTCTCTCTTCATTCCGCACCTTCCATTTCTGCCAGCTTGCTTTCGGCTTCCTCATGAGTAAAGAATACCGATTTATTAATTTCGCAAATGCTGCAATTTTTAGCTACGCTTTCACGTATGTAGTACGCTTTATCACTACAATTCTCGCAAAATCCTCTAAAACACATTCCAGACCGATTACTTTTGTTTTTTCCACAACAATACTCAATAGAATACACTGGTGTATCTTCACTGATTGGCAACTGCAGTAGCAATCCCTGTTCCTCGGCATCCTCATAAGCGGACAACTTTTCCGTAGGACTTCCATTGCCATAATCAGGTAATCTCCAAATTGTCTCTCCGCATCTTTCACATTCAAACGGATTCTTATACACCTCCACTCCTGCTATATTTCTAGTTGTCAGTCTCTCCATCCTTGCTCCTTTACTCATAGTGCAAATTTAACTCAATACCATCAATGTTGCCGTTCAGCTTATTCTGACAGTGGCACAGCAGTAAATCCAATTCATTTGAGTCCGTAATTTTCTTTGTGCGAATGTACGATAAAACTCTGTTTACACTATCTCTGCGATATTCTGATAGCATTTTTTCATGTTCATGTTTGCACTCTTCAAGTTCTAATTTTGCAGCTTTAACCGATTGCGTTCTGATTTTTACTTCATCAAACTTATTACGGCATTTTTCATAGTCTTTTTCCAATTCTATACGTCTACTTTCTGCAACTTCTTCGGCTGTGTATCCTCTAATCTCTGCTGTTTTTCCCATTCTTGCTCCTTTCCTTGATCCTCGGTCTCTCCACCATCACTGGATAGCTGCACTCATACGGCTTCGTTCGTCCGATTCTAATAGCATCAGCAACCGGATGTGTAGCCATGTAGAGTAAGTCACCGTTCTGAAAGTTTCCTGTTCCCTCTCTCATACAGCTACACTCCTTTTTCCGTATGTACTTGCGATTCTGTATACATTGCAAATTTCTCTGTAATATATTTCCTGTGCATGGATATGAGCATCCACACGGTCAAGTTCCGTCTCACACCACTTTGCAAATTCTTCTGTGGACAATGGTGTCTCCAAATTTTCAAATTTTTCTCTGTTGTCAATCACAAAACACACCATGTCAACCGGAATGTGGTTCAAATCCGCAAGAATCTGAATCTGTTTATCCTTGTCCTCTGCTTTTTCATAATTCGCCAACAATTCATAACCTGTCATCTGCATCTATATCACCTCTTATCAAGTTTGATTTCTTTGTCGTAGCAACTTTTCTTCGGATTTCCCTCTACTGGGGAAACCATCTTTTTAGGATCCGTAGTATATGCTCCGTTTAGTTTCAAACCTATTTTGCTTTTTTCGTCCACGTAGCATGACGGCTTGTAACGATCCGGCGGAATATAATTGTGGATGCGCCAATGCTTTACAAGCATAACACCACTATCGAAAGATAAAAGGAATCTATTGTCTATCAATGCTTTCAAATCATCATCAGAAGCACCGCACATCCTTATGATTTTCCGTGGATTATTCACGAATCCGTCATCGTCAGCGTTCATACAGATATGGAAATAAAGCATTTGAGCCGTAGCAGGAATATCCAAAAAAGCATCACTCTCAATTATTTTTGCGCTGAACATTCGTTTTTCTGCCATTTATAACTCCTTACTCAAAAATAGGCTTCTCAATATAGATTCCGGTGTTTTCCACCAGTTCTCTCCATAAATCCATGAAATCCTTTCCGTTGCACTTGTCTCCAGCTTTGTCCATGTGGTCAGAAAACTTATCCTTGAAATTCGTCAGCTTCTTCTTACCGAATCCATCTTCCATAAGGATTACCATTCCATATAGGATGTACCTTGTGGACAACTCATTGATAAGATTGTTACATCTGACCTGTTCCTGGATGCATTTCTGCGCTACAACCGACTTGTAATGTGGATAATCAGCTTCGGTAAATTCCTTGTACTCAATCGTCCAGTCTGTAAAATCGTTAAGCCTGCTCTGTAACTCCGTATAAGGCTCATTCTCGTACTTTTCATTGTATTCGGTGAATTTACCGCAAAAGTCGGAAAGTCTCGTCTGTGAGTACTTATAGTCTTTCCACAAGGTATAGCAGAACAGTGTCAGTATTCCGGTGAATGGACTTCTCTCCGCAGACTGCTTCAAAAGTTCTGTCTTCCGCATAATTTTCAAAATTTCCTGCGGATTGTCATATCGTTTTGGCATTTTATGTATCACCTCCAAGTTCTGTGATGCTTGAACTCTACAAAGAAAATTTCATTTTATCCAATTTTTCAATTTGTTTTTTTAATGATTCAATTTTCTTTATTCTCATTACTTCTGCCCTTAAAACTGCGTCTTCCTTCTTTTTGTGCCAATCATTTCCGCGATAATATCCATATTTTTTAGAACTTATCATATCTCCGGAAATATTTGAACAAATCTCTGCATCGTCAGTTTCTATGATTCCAGTACTAAGTGCATATTTTGTAATATATACTTTCATATTATTCACCGTCCTTTTCTCCATGCAAAAGTTCCATAAACCGAACAAATTGTCTTTGTGAAACGGAATTGTTCTGCTTCTCAGGCTTCAATCCTATGACCAGATGCTTGTCTGCAATGTTCGCCAGTTCCCTTGCAAGGTTGATTTTGCCTTGTACCAGTCCATCACGGTAACCTTTTCCCGGTCTATACTCTGCGATCTGCTTCTTTCCATCACCTTGACCACCGGCTGTTTTGTTGCGAAGTTGATAACCCTCGTCCGCATAACGCTTAATCCAGTACTGCTCCCACTTGTCCAGTTCTCCTACCGGATAATGTAGAAATCCGATTTTCCAACCGTGTATGTTCTCCGCAGAATACAATCCGTGGCTCTTCATGGATAAATCAATGTGCTGGTATCCATTAAGATGCCCTGCCAGTCTTTGGAGTAGGTGTACCGCCTGACCCACATACGCAAAACGAAAACCATCCTCGTCTGTTCTTGTCAGAAAGTAAATTCCACTTCCATCGTCCACGTGTGGATTGACCGCCAGTATTCTTTCACGATTCTTAGTTTCAATAGCTTTCGCTTTCTGAATGTTCTTCCAGTTACTCAAAATGGGCACTCCTTTCCATTCTGTAAAATCCATTCCTTTCCTGCTGCCGCATAGTCCACATTCGCCAATGGAGCAATATTTTTTACCTCTGCGGCACATTCATCGGCATTGGCATTATCACGGCTTAAATGGCACAATATGACGTTCTGCAGGTCATCTGATTTGTTCGCAATCACAAATTCTTTTACTGTTTCCAGTTCCATATGACCACGGTACACATGGGATTTCTTAGCATCGTTGGAATTCTCTGTAATGTACTTCTTCTGATAGTTACATGAAATAAGGATGTGGTTTACTTCATGGAACCGCCACTTAACAAATTCCGTGTCAGTTACATAAAGCAATTTTCCCATTTCCGGGTGAGTAATCAGGAATCCATAACAGGGGCATTCTGAACCATCAGCGTTGGTATGTGTCCATTTACCATCCAGTGTAGTAAGATCAAATGCCATTATTTTTCCACCAGTAAAGCCTATTTCCATAGGTTCTAAACTCTCATATGGCTTAAATACTGGTATTCCAATGTGTTCAAGGTCTGATACGGATAATGAGTGGTCTTTGTGCGCATGGGTGCATATCGCACCCACAACACACTTAACATCCCAGTTAAGACCACGTTTTATGTCCATGATAGGAAGTCCTGCATCCAGTAAAAGCGTTTCGCCATTATCTGCAGTCAGAAGATAGCAGTTACCGGAAGAACCGGAACCTAAACATTTAAGCTTCATTTTGTACCTCGATTTCATCATTGTTCGGAAACTGAAAACAGCCATATATATTAACAGAAGCTCCAACGTATTTTTTGTACTGTTCTCTAAGCATTTCCATAACTTTCTGTACTTTTTCTTTGGAACTGTATTCAGCCATTTTTGTTCCCATTGCTGTCGAAGAGTTGTGGCAATAAATAGCCGCATACTCAACATCTTCATGTTTTCCGACTGCCATGCTCAAAGAACTGATTTCATATGGCATATCAATCGTTCCGTCCTGTGATATAACTCTCATGGAAACCTCCTACTTAAAGCAATCCGGTGTCTCTGCGCTGGCAATGTCCGTCTCTGCGGTCTGCGGTACTTCCTCAAATGTTGCGTCAGGAAACTCGATAGTGTTTGCATTTGCCTGTACCTCTTCTGCCACAACTTTTTCCACATCAAGTTTCACATCGGAAACATCAGGAAATTCTTCCTGCGCATACAAACCTTGGAATTTATCCGGAAAAGCTTCTCTTAATGCCTGTACAACAGCAACTTTTCTTATCATTGTTGCAGGCTTTTTAGACCATTGACCGTTGATTGTTCCATCTTTTTTTCTTCCAACATATTCATCGAAAGATACTGACTGGTACTCCGGTGTCTCTCTTCCTTTGATAAACACTTTAGCCCAACCTCCTACAATAGATTCGTCCTTAAGGACAAAAGAACCTTCTCTTTCTTCAACGGAACCATCTTTCTTCTGAACAATAATTCCTGCTTTTTTTCCTGCATAATTCGGATTTGCATCGGCTCTTTTTGTAAAAACATCTTTTCCGGTAACAATCGTAGCAGGATCATTGTTTCCAAACTTAATGAGGTATGCTTCTTTCAAAAAAGGATTAAGATGCTGATATCTGCAAAGAGACATAAACATCATTACTTCCTGATCCGATACGTTTCCACCACCGCTTACAAGGTACTTTCTTACCGTTGTTGGGGAAATTTTTACAATTTCCCCATTTGATTCGTATTCCACAATTCCTGTGTTTTCCTGCTTCTTTTCGTCTGCCATATTTCTACCTACCTTTCTACCTTTTTGATGCCGTTAATGTTAATGATGAATACCTGTGTTGTCTTGGGATTCTGAATAAGTGCAAGGCGAAAATTATGCAGCCTGTCATACTTCGCAATGTTCAAAACCTTTGCAACCATTCCGTCTTCAACAGAAACTCCATTAACAAAATTTTGCCTATAACTTCCAAGTCCACTCCATGTATCGTACGTTGAATAACAACCACCGCTTCGTGTTACCTCTATCATGTCACCGACATGGATTTCGCTGTCATCCTCTTTCTTCTCTTCCGGTTTGTAGTTTTCGAGGACAACGTACTCTCTGTGCCATGCCGATGTAACTGGTGTTCCATCTTTCTCGATTACAACTCCAGGTTCACTTGTAGAAATAACCTTAAACACATCTCCGTTTTTATAGGGAATAAGATAAGGATGCGCATCCACAATTTTGATGTACTCACCGACTTTAGCTTTTCTCTTCACCTCCCGTACACCGTTATCAGGCTTCACATCCTCGCCCATCAGCCGATTAAAAGCCAACTTAGCACCAGTACGGAAATCAAATTCATCAGCAGGATTGCAGTTTGCTTCTGCTTTCTCGCCAGTGGACTTGTCCAGCGCAACTACTTTGTTGTCATTGCGGTAGATGACGATTGTTTCGTCCTTTATTATTTCTAATTGTTCTTCGCAAAAATACCAACAATGCTTTCCATAGTAAGTTTTACCACTTTCTGTACGGCCTCTTCCGTCATGCCCTTCGTTCCAGCCACCAAACTTTACAAGAACATTCTCATAATCTTTTGAAAAATCGACTACAATACCTTTTTTCTGACCTTTTTTTTCAACTACTCTGTCTCCAACCTTAAATTTACGTTTTTCCATGCTATTATTCCTCACTTTCCGGCTCATTCATAAATCCACTTGCAACTCCCTGATGCACTGTCACATCAGCCTTGTAAATCTCCTTGATGCTTCTAGGCATCACATGGAATGTTACATCCGTATCAGCAATCTTGCCTTTGAATTTCAAGGCTCCACGGTCTGAAAGCCCCAGGTACACTCCCACGCAACACTTGTCATCAAAATTGAATATCACGGTGTCACCGGCATTGATTGTTTCTCCTCTTGTTGTCAAAACGGAAATGACTGTCTCTTTCTTAATCTGCATTCTCTTCATTCCTTTCAAACTCTTTCAATTGCTCCGCCAACTTCTTACATTCATCAGCAACATATTCTTCTGAACGAACGACATCGACACCAACAGGAAATTTACTTTCTATCATTTTTTGCATCTGATAAATTTCTTTACGGCTTGGGAATTTCTGTATTGCATAATCCAAATCCGCCTTATCTCCAGCGTGACCGCAATCGAACCCAAACCACCATAAATCACTTTTGATAGGATAATTTGAATTTGTTCCACCACCTGAATATGAAATACCTCCGTGACACTGGAAATATGCTTCAATTCGAATTCTTTCATCTTCATCAATATAAGCACCAAGCAAAGGGAAAATGCCACTTACTTCTCTGCCCCAAATATCTGATTTTTTAATTTCAAGATGGTAATCATAATTTTTTCCGTATAACGTATGATTCTTTGGAATGCCAACATATCCGCACCTGTGAGCCATATTTCCAAATATCACAACGCATTTATACCCTACGTGTTCAAACTCACGCTCGACAATGTAGCGTTTTTCTGCTTCATTACTCATTCTTCACTTCCTCCACTTTCAAACTCGCATCATCACTTCTGCGGAACATAATCAGCTGACTGTCAACATCAGGAATCTTCCACGGGTCAAGGCTCTCGGTATCGTCAACCATGATAGGCAATTCCACACCGCACCGCTTCTGAAACGCATTGCAAATGTCAATCTCCGTCAGAATCCTTGCTCCGTGGTTCATGTTACGGCTGTAAGGCTCTCCACGGTATGTAAAGTCACAGCATTCTTCCGTGTCACCATTCACAAGAGGTCTGAACATACGAACTGTGCAGAAAGAAAGATACTTGTTCACATCAGCTTCCAACAGTTCGTTCTTCTTCCGGCTGAATTTCTTTAACAGGTCAAGCTGTGACTGCACATCCGTAATCTTCTGTGCAATGTTCTTTCGCTCCTGTTCCAGTTCTGTGATACGCTTATCCACACTCTCGTTAATGCTTACACTCGCCAAAGACTTATCAACCACAGAAATATCATTGCGGATCTGCTCTTCATCACCTTTTAACTGGATTCTGAGAAGATTCATGTCAGTGAATTTGTTCATGGAAGCTTCTTTCTCAGCAATCTGTGACTGGATAGCTTTGTATTCTTCTGTGTTGGAAATATCCACGCTTGCCGGAATGGAATTTAAGGCATTATCAGCAATGGCAATCTCTTTTTCCAACCGCTCCACTTCATCCTCGGTCTTTTTCAGTTCCTCACGCTTATGCTGCAGTTCTGCCTGATCCGCTTTGATATGGTCAGCACATGAAGAACCCTCTTTAGTAATAAGTTCCAATTCATGTGCCTTATGCGTATCAAACTCCGTTCTTAACTGCTCTTTTTTCTCTTCCGGATATTCCTGTCCACAGTATGAGCAAATCAGAGAGTTTTCATCAAATTTAAGGCTTTTATTCAAATACCAACTCTTCTTCAATTCCTGTCTCTTCTGCTCATACTGTGCGATACGCTTTTCCAGTTCCGTGATCTCTTCACTAATGGTATCTGCCTTAAGCAACTCTTTCTGATGCTCATTCTGAATCTGATTCAGTGTTGTGCGCTTATCTCTTCTGTCCGCATCCAGTTTTTCATTTGCTTTCTGCTGTAATGCACTCAACTGACCTTTTAACTCAATAATTCCATCAGAAAGCTTATCGTAGGACTTCATACTGTTCTGCGTATCTGTCTGCTGCTTAATGTTCTCTGACAGCTTATCCAGTAAAGCTTTCTTTTTCAGTTCCAGATCCGCAAGGTCAATATCTACTCTCTGACGGCTTACCTCGTCAATTCGGCTTGGAATTTCATCTAACAAGTCCTGCAAGCCCTTGGTTCCATTTCTTCCCCTTGTGCCGTATAACTGCGTATTGCAACGCTTTTTCAGTTCATCAACAGTGCCATCCTGCAGAACAGTCCTTAATGCTTCAAACTCCGGAAACTGATTGCAAATGTCATCATTACTGTGCTGACCAAACATATCAGTAAGAATTGCTCTCTGATCCGTGCCACCTTTCAGCAGAAGTGTCATGGCATTGATGCAAAGTGAAAACTTATCTTTTCCGCATACGCTCTCTTCCAAAAATGCTTCAAAATCTGCTGCCTTTTTTGGAATATCATTCACATAGTAATCCGTGACATTTCCGGTAAACTCGCCTTTCTTATTGAAGTTCTGACGGCATACTTTTTTCAGAACCTTGTCTGTACCACCAATCTCCACGGTAACTTCTTCGGTAATATCTCCGTCAATGTCATTGCCGTCCTTATCGTGCGGTCTGATTCCGGTAATTTCTCTGCCGTTCTCGTCACGGCATCCAAAAATATACTGAATTGCTCTTTTGATTGTGGACTTACCGGTTTCATTCACCCCGGAAACCTCTGTCCGGTCGTATAAATCAGTGTCCACTACGTTAGAACCATAGAATTTGCAGAAATTCTGCAAAAAGATGTGTTTAATCCTCATTGTTCCTATCCTCCCAAAGATATAAATACAGTGAATTTACAAACATATAGATTGATACCGGCTTGTCTGTCTCATTGATTTTCTTGTACAACTCTGTGGTTGGGTTCATCTTATCAACAACCCACTTGATCGCCTGATACACGCTTTTTTCATTTGTGCTGTGTTTCTCTCCGATAATCCGGTAGATTTCAGAAAGTCTTCTGTTTCGGTTCTCAAACATCAGCGTTTCAACCTCGATGATGTACTGAAATCCCGGCAAGTACTGTTTCAGCCCCAGTTCTACCAAGATTTTTCTTATCTTCCTTTCCATTTCCTTACTCCTCCGGCTTTCAGTCTTCTGTTACGTGGATCATGTTGTCCTCTTCGCTGATATACAAGATTCCTGCATCTAACAGTCTTGCAATCAGAATCTCATTCGCACGGACGATGGGGATAATCTGACTTTTCTGCATAAAAATACTCCTTTCCTAACCATTTTTTCTTCCCGGTATTGCGGTTTACAATTCTGTAATAGAATGCTGTTTCACGGTCAACTTCCCATTCTTTCGGACTGTAAAATATCTTTCCGATGCACCCTTTGACGGTAAACCGCTTTTTGGCACTCATACGGTGTCCTCCGCAAGTTTTCCTTGTCTCCACCATGTTACATCATCAAAGCCTTTAGCTGAAAAAGAAGTAGCACCATTAGTCCATGTAAATATTCCCTCATTTTTGAATCTTGCAAAATATCTAGGTTTCCAAGGGTCACTATCGGAATCTCTTACGTACACTTTCGTGTCCACAGGCACTTTCGACCAGTCAACAGGTGGTTCAACATATTCCTGCTCTGCCCATTCTTTGAACCTTTCCCTGCATCTGCTTTTACTACTCCATGCACAATCGGAACAACGTATTACATTGCAATCACATAACTTTCCTTCTTTGTCCACAGCTATCTCTATACTATCAAGTGCCATGTCAATAATCTGTTCCGCATACTTCTCTCTGTTCGTCATTTTCCATTCATCCTTTCCAGTTCTGCGCTCCTGGTTAATATCCAGTCTGCGTAATCACTTAATTCTGTCTTTGTAGCTGCGTTCTTCTCTCCGTGGTAAACCATAAGTACAATTCCTACATCACAGTACTTTTCAAATAATTCCGACAAGTAGTCGGCTCCCACATGGATATTGCCGTCCACAGAGTAGATGTCCGTCACTCCCAAACGTTCCATGCGGTCTTTATGCCATCTGTCAGAAATCTGCATCAGTCCTTTGCAACCGCCACTTTCCACATCCGGTCTGCCGGAAGATTCTTTCTCGATCATTGCCATAAGAAGTTCCGGGCAGATGCCATATTCCTCACCGTACTTTACACACGATTCCTGTGCTTCCTCGGAGATAAAACTGCCGGTTGTCTGTGCCGTGGATGTAAATGTGATGGAGAGTGCTATTATAATAGGAAGAAACAGCTTTATTGTTGTTCTCATGCGCTTTCCTCCTCGATAGGTTCAATGCCAATCTCTTTCAGCTTGTTATACAAGAACATTCTGCCTTTCTGTGTCCATACGGTAAGTGGCTTTGTACCGGTACTTCCGTCATGCTTAACATAATCATTTGTCTTTGTTCTCACATAACCCTTGCCCTGGAAGTCTGCATACAATATCCACTGGTCACCTACTTTTCTCTGAATGCCGGCTGTTCTTAAAACTGAATTGAACCTCACCGCACTCATTCCGTAGTCCTGCGCAATCTGTGTAACCGTCATACAATCATTGGAAGAAAGAATCTTGTCCACATAGTCAACTTTTGGTGTCATATCGGTAATCACGGCATCCATCTGCTGCACTGTGGTCTGCAACTGCTTAACCTCTTCCTCTTTCTGCGCAAGCATCCTCTGTGCTTCGACAACCGCCAGTGCAATCAATTCCTGTCCAGTAGGGATATGTGCCTTAATGGAATCTTCCATTTCGTGGAAACGGTCAATGTACTTTGCCGTAAATTCTGTTCCCCTAACTCCGGTCATCTTATGTGCTATGAACTCGCAGCCTTTCTTCGTTACCATGTAGCAAGGCTGTGTCTTGTTTTGGCTGTTTTGATAGGTACTTTCTGTAAAGAAATCGGACTGGGAAATATTCCCCTGTCCTAATTGCTCATAATATCTTCTGATATCCTTAAGCAAATCGTTATGCTGTTTCCCTACCATTTCCGCTACTTCCACGGAAGATATTGTTTTCTGCTCTAATTCGTTCATTGTTCTCCTTTCTGTGGTATAATGTTCTAAAAAACTGGAGGTTTCATATGCTTCTCAAAATCGAAAGAAAAGTACTTAGGAAAACTGTAAAATCTTCTGAATGTTCCATTTCATTGTCTGAAATAGGGAATTACAATGGTGAAGATGTTTACCAAGCATTTTTGTCCTTAAAGGAAAAGGGATATTTCACCATAGTTAGTTCATCCATAAATCGTGAAATGTTCAAATTTACTTTGTCTTCAAAAGGAAGATTCTACAAAGAACATTTGTTTCTCTCATTTTTAAGAAATATACTCATACCTTTTGTTGTGTCTTTAATAACTGCAACTGCCACATACCACTTAGAAAAAGTAGCAGATAGCTATTCCGACAGCCGCCCCAGCCAATGCACTTATGAGTTGAACCAATGCAGTGATCCAAGGTTCTAATTTGTCAAGAAGATCTCTCTTCTGGCGGTAAGTCCATTTTTTCATTCATGTTCTCCTTTCATTGCATGAGAAACTGCATTACAAATGGTCATATGCTGTTTCTCATCATCATTCATGGACTTCTCAATTCTTTTCAGAGTACCGTCAATGCTCTTTAATGTTTTGAGAAGTTCTCTCTCAAATTGGCTTTGCATTTTCTTCCTCCTGCTTCTTAACAGATTCCTCTGCCATCTTCTCTGTCTTGCCGAGAATATATCCCTTGTCGAAATCGGACATATTCGGAATGGCTCTCTTTAACTTCTCAACGATTTTTTTCTCTTTTTCACTCATTCAATTAACTCCCTGTTTGTGATATACTCTCCTTATTCTGATATAAGGAGGTGAATTACATTGGATTCCAAAAAATACGCATCCGCTTACGCTATTGCTAAAATCTGTGGATATACCGGAAGTTTTGATGATTTTAAGAACCTGTACGACCAATACTATTCAGAAATCGTCAATTCTTTGCCGGAAGAAAAACCACAATTAGCAATAGCAGCGGCAATTAACAATCCTTTCCATATCCAGAGCCGTTCCTAAAAGGCGAAATGGCGGTAAGGACTTTGATAGACAAATCAATATTTGTTTCTTCGATTTTCTTATCGCCATCTATAATGCTTTTGTAATCTTCGATAATGTCAAACGCAATGTGCTGTGCCATCTCGTCAATTCCAACAAAACGTGAATCAGCTTTCTGAACTATATTTGCTTTACCATTTTTGTCTAATACCACATATCTCTGTTTTTCCATGTTTTTACCTCCCTATTCCAGTAACTCGTCTACTTTTACTCCAAGGACTTTTGCAACAGCCTTTAAATTGTCAACTTGCGGAGCAGATTCATTCCACTTTCGGATAATTCCATTGCTCAATCCGGCTTTCTGCTCCACTTGATAAATATTTGTTCCTTTCTTATCACAAATTTCCTTGATTCTGTCGTAACAATTCAATCTATCACTCCCTTTCTCTTGATTTAGGAATTTAGAGAAAAACTTGACAAAATTTAGAGAATGTTCTAATATAGTAACTGCCAAGAAACCACAGAGAACATTTTTAAATTTAGGCTTTCCTCTAAATCCTAAATTTATTATATAGAGTGTTCTCTATTTTGTCAAGCATATTTTTAGAGTATCATCTAAATTTTTGGGAGGACACTATGACTACAGTAGAAAGAGTAAAATCTATATGTAAAGAAAGGAGAATAGCCATTTCTAAATTAGAGACTTCTTGCGGATTTAGTAATGGATATATAAGAAGTTTAAAAAAGGGAGTTATTCCGGATGACCGTATAGAAGTAATTGCAAATTTTTTAGGAGTTTCTATTGAATTTTTGTTGACCGGTAAAGAAGATGGAGAAAAATATTCAGCAAAATATGCTAGATTAGTTTCTTTTTTAAGAAACGATCCAGATATGGAAGATTTATTGATTAAGTACTACAATCTTTCGGAGCAAAAAAGAAGTACTGCATTTTCCGCATTTAAAATGATAATCGGAGGTGCGGAATGAAGAGAAAAATAAAAGATTCTAATGATTTTTTTGGCTATTTAATATCAATAAAAAATAAAGACAACAATGTTGTATTAGGTAGGATTTCAAAAGATTATGGTGATTCTTCCATAGATGATTTTATTGATTACATAAATGAACTAGAAGAAATGAAATATATAAAAATAAATTCATTAGAAGACATACATATAGTAAAAAGTAAAGAGCATAATTACATAAGTCCTTTTAAAAAAATTATTGATTATATAGGTCCAAAACTTGTTTACGTTTTAGTGTACTTTATGGGATTATGCTCTCCAATATTTACAGAATATTTAAAGAAAATATTAGGTCTATCTTAAGAAATAATTTGTTAATAATCCTAAAAAGTAAATCAAAATTATTAACGCCCAATTTATTTTTTTTCGATTTTTCATTTTTCCCCCTCTATATCGGAGACAATGACATACACATATTTCAATATGTCATTGTCTTCTATTCCAGATAGTATCCTTGCAATTTCCTCTCTGTAAAATTCATTGCTTTCGTTCATCGTAACCACACCCCTCTCCCCTTAATTCTCCGCAGAATCTAAAGTAGCGATACATTACATTATAGAACATACGTTCTTAACAATCAATATATTTGACTCACGTTTTTTATTGTTGTAAAATATCAACAAAAGAGGACGGTGAAAACGCCAATAAACACCGCCCTCGCCAGAACTTGAAGTCCCTTGAAACAAGGGATGTTACAAGTGTATCATGTGAAAGGGGGACAAAAAACATGATGAAAAAAGACCGAATCAAAGAAATTTCGACACATTTATCAGTCAACCGTACTAATTATATGTTAAGTTTTCGTGGAAATCTCCATGAATTTCTAAATGAGCCGGACATGACGGTTTACAAGCTTGCAGATGAAGCTAATTTGCCTTATTCTACGCTTAATTCACTACTATACGGTAATTCTAACGACACAAAGCTATCGACCGCTGTTGCGCTTGCTAGAGCCTTTGGAATCAGCGTAGATGAGTTGGTAGGCTGTGGTACTATGGAAGATAAGATGTTGGAATCTGTCAAGATATGCCGCAGTCTGCCGGAACACTCTCTGTACCTTATCCGCTACTCCATCCGTCACCAAGATAAAATCTATTCCAGTCTTGAAAAATCACACAAGTATATTTCTGTCCTTAAACCGCAACTTGTGAATGGAATTATAGCCACCACAAACGCTGTAGAACCTATTTGCATAGACAAATTACCGGAAGATATAAAATCCAAGACTTATATCGGTTTGAAAATTCCCTGTGACTACTATATGCCGTTTTATCTGCCTGGGGAAATTGTTCTCCTTGCAGCGGATCGGGAACCACAAGACGGTGAACGATGTATTGTAACAAGTAATGGTGGGATACAAATTGCCGTAAAAACCCATATAATAGAATATGGCGTTAGAAAATGGAGATATGTTTCGCTCATGTCTCCGAACAGTATACTTCCGGAACACATAATTGATGACATGATAGGATATGTGGTTGGTTTTGTCAACAATGACGGTGACTGGGGAATCAGATAAATAGATTAAGAGCATGGCTTTTACACCATGCTCTTTTTTGTTGTTATTTCGCAAATATTTTTTTATGACTGCTTCTGTAAATGGCAATTTTACACTGGAAGATATATGCATAAGAATACTGGCACAAAAGTAGGTGTTCCATCCTTGGAATATACCTCGATATTACCATTTTTTTCGTGTAAAAAAGGATTACGTATAAGATAATTACAATATTCATTATTGTTTGTCCAAGATATTTGCCAAAACGAGAAAAAGAATCTATAACCTTCTTTCTCCGGGACTGTATATTGAGCATAATATTCTTCTGGAAATTGAGGATTTTGTCTCCAAATAGAATTTCCGGCAGTCCCACACAAATGAGAATATAATAAATAAAAGTTACCTAACTTGCTATTTACATCACTTAATCCCCCAGTGATAGTACCGTCACCAATAGTCGAAATATCGGTAGTTCCGATAAGGCCTATAAGTGATTTAAGGTTTTTTACAGACAGTTTAATTTTTCCCAAAATAGATGATAACTTTTCTCCTGTCGTTAATTCATCTAAAGTTGTTGCTTCTTCAAACACCGCAGTCAAATTACTACCGTCACCAGTTTTGGTCAAATAGTTTGTCAAATACGTTTTAGGAATTGCATCTATTTTTTTATCAACGCTTGTTTTGTCATAATAATTTGTCAAATCAGAAACTTTTTTTGTAATGTATCCTACATCATTTTCTAATTCGCTAACTTTTGTTGGTATTCCTCCTGTTTGCTGTTTTGCTTGTTCCATATAATACTTTGCATTATCGGTATCTTCTCCTTCTCTTGTTCCGGTTCCACCTACGGCATAAGATTCAGCCAATACAGATTTTGCATTTGCGGATTGCGCATAAGCAGATGCATTTGCGGATTCTACTCTAATATCTGCTAAATAATTAGGCTGTAGCATAGCATCTGTTACTGATCCTGTTTTGATTGAAAAAGAATAAGTCTTATTCTTTCCAGTACCAGTCACGGATACAGCTATGGTTGCAGAATCTTCAAATGTCAACACCGGAAGCATAGAACCAATATCAGCTGTAAACTGTGTTCCATCTTCTGTAGTCATGGTAATGATTCCGTCATCAGACATGGAAAATTCGACAGGAATTTTTTCAATGTTGAGGTCAAAAATAATCTTTTCACCGTTGTACTTTGTAATAGTAATAATACCGGTTGTTTCATCCATAGTCCAATCAGCAATATTTCCGTTTATTGCAGACTTGTCTACTTTTAAGGCATCCTGTAATATGATACGGTTGTCCAACGCATCAATAGCAGAATCCATCTGATTAAGATTGTATGCATCTAAATCCGTGTTTTCACTTGGATAATCTTCCCAGTTAATTCTGGTATAAACCTTATTCAGCGCCATCTGCAGATACCTCACTTTCTTTTTCTCTGTTTCTTTCTGCCAACTCTACATTGATTTGATTATCTGCAGCTCTGTTAATCTGCCCGGCAATATCATTCACAATGAGCCGCTTAATCTCCATCGGTAGACCACATCCGTTAAAAAGATTTACAATAGACTGTTGAAATTCTCTGATTTCTAAGCTGTTCATATTCCTTCTCCTATCCTATGAGATTGTATGCCTTAAGAGCATCTATCAAACTGTTAACTGTGGTAGCAATACTATATGTGCTGGTTGAACTTGGTGAAGTGATTTTGCTCACAGTCTTTTTTTGTGCACCATTGCTTCCAAAAAATCCAACATTTCCCAAACTAGATGCTAATTTAACATTTCCTGCACTTGTTATTGCAAAAGCAGTCGTGTCAACTAAAAGTGTCCCATAAATTTTGTGCGTATGTCCTATTGCAAGTTCTGTATCTCCACTTATTTTTACACTACTGCTAAATGCTATAGTTCCTCTTGATGTTTTTGGACTTATTGTATCAAAGTATCCTTGAGGCGCATTTACACTTCCAGTGGTTACAATTCCACTTGCTGTAAGAGTTGTACTGTTTGAACTGTATGTTGCTCTTACTCCTGCTCCATCCATTCCACAAGTATAAGAACCGTATTTCAGCACAATCGTACTATAATCTTGTGATGCTGACTGTAAATTGATAGTTCCTCCGGTTATATCAATGCTTTTTGCAGTAACTTTCCCATCAGCGGTAATAGAAAAGTTGGTAGAATCCAATACAAACCTATTCCCGGAAATACTTACCTGTCCGCTCTCAATGCTCAACTGCGAACTGACATCACCTTTTGATACTTTTAATTTGATTTGGTCTGCCTGCAAAGATATTGCCGCTGCCAATTCTACTTCTGTATCTGTTGCCCTTTTCGCTTCTGCTTCAATTTTTCCTGCATTTTGCGTAATTTTCGTATCCAATCCGCTCTCTACATCCTTGATCTCAGACCGGGTCTCTTCAACATTACGCTCCAACTCATTAGTCTTGCCGCGGAGTTGAATTATACTTTTGTTAATTCCATTTACCTGTTCACTGTATTTTGGTGCTTTTCCGGTGGCAGATATGGTGTCTGTCGGTTGTTGGATTCCTTTGTATGTTCTGCTCAACACATAGCTTTCTATGATTTCTTTACCCGTATATACATTGACTGCTTCTCCAAGGCTCAAACAAGGATTTCCTATTTTTTCACAGTTATAAGGTCTATATTTTACAACTTTAATAACCTCATACAGATTTCTTGCAACCGTTTCTAGGGCATCTGCGGTCATTCCATAAACAAGGAAATTATCTTGCAAAATATAACTGTTGTCGTTCTCGGTAATCTCTGTATCCGGGTAAACTGCACCAATATCATTTTCTGATTGTCTTATCTGCACTTTTGTAACTTTTTGGCAGACAAAATCTTCATATTTAACTGATTTGTATTTTCCACCAGTAACCTTTTCTTTTTCAGAACCTTTTCTAGGGTATAATCCTTTCTGTGGATATAATCCTTTTTGTGGATATAATCCGGATATTATTGCTTTAAGGAAAACATATTCAAATTTTCCATCATGGTTAATGTGACCAAAGCATCCATTTATTGAGCAGATTGCTTCCATGACCGTCTGGCCAGAAAGTTCACTTGGGTTTATGGTTTCTGCCACTTCCATGCTGTCATTAGGTAATGTGGCTGCTACTTGCTCAACACCAAAATATGAAAAAAAACTGTCTCTGAACTGCTTTAAAGTCAGAGGAAACTTCAATCCGTTATACCAGGAAGATACTTCTGATTCTCCAATATCGTATATAACGTCATATGCCGTCACATTCCTGTAACGCTTATCATCTGTTGGTTTATCGGAAATGACACGGTATTTGCCGAAAATAAACGGTGCGTCAACATGTCCATTAATCACAGCAGAAACATTTATCTGTTTCCCAATCATGCTTGTGAACACGTTGGAAATTTTGAATTTTAACTGTGATGCATTGCACTGTCCAAATGTAAGGTAATCATCATCACATAGTATTTCTTTTAATTCAAACTGTTCAAAATGGATTTCGCTGTTGGTGATTTTTACAGACTTGTCCTCTGTTTCAATTGTGATTTCCTTTTTGGATGCGCTTTTATCAAACAAATCCGCATAGGTATAGTTACTCATTCGCTACACCTCCGACAAATGAAAACTCTATCTGATTGTATTTAATCTCTCCGTCATAAGTTCCGTAGATTGTAGGCTTTATATCAGCCATATAGCCATATTGTGTGACATATTGACCTAAAAATGGAATGTATGCCGTGATATTGCACCCCTGTTCCGTTGCATCAATAAAGTTGCTTCGTATCCCGGACAGTAACTCTTGCAAATCGTCATCCGTCAGCATTGCAGGCGTGGAAAAATCAACACTTAATGCTTTTAGCTCCACAGCATTTCTATGTACGTATCCATTTGCATCAGTCCACGGGTCTACATCCTGCATATTTACAGCTGGCTGATAACTTTCAGCGGCTATAAATCTTGACTGGTCAATAACGTAATCTCCAATTTTTAAAAGCCATCCTTGATATGCTGACATACGCTCACCGCCTCATTGCATAAAAATAGACAGCACCCATCCAGAGTGCTGTCTGTGTTAAAATACATATACATTCTTGTGTTTTTGGTTAAATTGCTCTTGACCGTATTGTCTTGCTGCAATTCCAATTTGATCGGTTGTTATTCCAAACTCTTTTTCAAGGATTCCTTGCAGTAGTTGATTATTCTGTTTCAGAAGTGCAATTTCCTGTTGTGCCGTGGAATTAATAGCATCTTTGATTCCAGTGATTTCAACTCCACCGGCAACCGCTGTTTTTCCACCTACTGTTCCGGCAATCTCCGGTATACCGTTCTCTCCTGCCATGAACATCGTATATCGGCTTGGAACGTAACCACCTTTTTCAAATGTAGGTATTCTTCCAACACTAATGTGTTGTATATTATTCGGAACTGCGTCACCAATTTTAGGTATTAACCTTGCTGCAGACATCAAACCATTAATAAGGTCTATGGCATTGTTTATCATGGTTTCTATTCCACTTATTACAAGGTTCAGAGGAGCTATTGCAACATTAGCTGCTGTTTTAAATGCTGTTCTAAACGCCGTTGGAATGTTTTCAAGCAATTTATTCCATTTTGTTAGTCCAAACTGCTCTGAAATTTTTTTCCACCAACTTGAAAATCCTGTTTGGTTCCACCATGTTGTAAAAGAAGTCCATTTTTCAGAAAGTGATGACTCTATAGTTTGACCCATTCCTTGCCACTTTTCCTTTGTGAACCAAGGAGATACATTTTCATTAAACCAGTTTCCAACAAGTGGTGCTATATTGATAAGTGCAGATGACAGACCAAAAGTATCTGACATATCTACTTTTGTATTTTTTATTTTATCAATTAGCCAATCAATTTTATCTCCAAAATCATCAAGAGTGCTATGTTTTGGAAGCAACATTGTTCCTGTCAAGAATCTATACAAATCATTATCTGTTATATCTTTGTATAAATCATCCCACGCAGTTTTTAATGTGGTAAAATCAGTATTTTTTAATGTATCAAAAAAACCATTTTCACCAAACCACGTAAAATTGTCGTAGTACTCTGCGTCTTCTGGGAACAATGCTTTCCCTAAAGATTTTCCTACATTAAATCCAATCTCCCAAGTAACAGCAGCTATTGCAATTGTCGGAACTATTCCTATACTTGATCCTAGTACTTTGGCTGATAACTTGTCCGATATTTTTCCCCATATGATATCTCCAACACCAGTAAACTTTAAAAGACCTATTGCTGTGATAATCGTGGTTTCAATCGGTGCAGCATCAAAACTTCCTTTCCACAAATCGATAGCCGCATCTATGGCAGTCTCTATGAAGTTTCCGGCAGATGTAAACACAGCAGTCCAGTCAATACCAGCAAGAAACTGTCCTATGTTTTGCCCAATCTGATACCAATCTACAGATGCAATAGCATCAGACATCCAGTTAAATATTCCAGTTACAATCCCGGATAAATCTTGTCCGGCTTCAAAGAAATCACCATTGAATAAATCTTTGAATAACTTTTTCACAGGCTCAAGAAGTTTTTCTATCTTATCAGCCCAGCCAAGAGCTGTATTCTGCATCTTGTCAAATGCTTCCTGCCATACTTTTTCGTACTCTGCAGTAGCATCCATGATTTCTTTGGTAAGGTCAATTCCTGCTCCACCAGCACCACTTCCGGAACCACTGGATTTTGGCATTGAAATAACTTTCAATTTATCAAATGCTCTGATTCCGCTTTGAGCATTTTTTGCGCTTGTACCAACTTTATCCAGTGCATCTGCAGTGTCTTCCAACTCTTCATTGTACCCGGATACACCTTGACCGAATGACGAAAAGTCAATCTTGATTCCCAGTAAATTTGCCACACTGACAAGCAATCTCTTAATTGCAATTACGACACCGTTAATAACAGGAAGTACTTTCTGCAATACCGGGATAAACAACTGCCCCAGTACCATTCCGGCTTCTTTTACGTTGTTGGTAAACTGACGAATCATGTTACTTGGAGAATTGATTGTATTCGCTAAATCTCCCCATGATACTTTGGACTGGTCTAAGATTGCAAGTAAACGCAACTGCTGTTTCTCTGCCTGTGACATTTCAGATACAGCTTTTTCAATGCCGTATTTGTAAGCATAAGTCTGTAAGGTGGCATTCGTGATATCAATACCATACTTATACAGTGCTCTTGACTGACCGATCAAACCGGACTGTAAGTTGGTTGCAACCGTGCTGAAATCCACGTTAAACAGAGAGGATATATCCCCGGCAAGCATTGTCATAGACTTTGAAATTGCCGTAGTGACTTCTCCGGTCTGCCCTAAAGAGTTGGTAATGGATGCCAGCTGTGAAGCATACTGCGTGATCTCTTGCAAATTCAGACCCAGGTTCTTCATTCCGCTTTCAGAAATCAATCCACCATCTACATCTACTTTCAGACCGGACATTTTACCAAGCAGTTCATTTACACGGTTTCCGAAACTCTGTGCATAATCCTCTGCGTTGTCGTAACCGAATTTTTCAAAATCCTTGCCCCATTCCTTTCCGACTTTATTGAATGCTACCGTGTAGTAGTTAAATGCTTCGATATAGTCCGTAGTTCCCTCTATGGACTTCCACAGACTTTTAATTCCACGTATCACAAGAAAATATGTTGCGTAGAATCTGCCGAAAGCCGCAGCAAGGCTGAATGTGCTCTTTGTGGCTTTTTTTGCGCTTGCCGTATAGGTGTTCAGATTACGTCCTAAAGAGTTTGCTGCTCTCCCGGATGCCGCACCAGTAGATGCCAGTCCTGCCAGTGCATTTGTCATGCGGATAATGTTCTCACTGACATTTGGAGCGGTTGAAAGAGTTGTAAATAACTGCTTCAAATTCTTTGCCAGTAAAGGAATGTTTGTGACTGCTCTGCCGGATGCCACACCACCAAGTCTTGAAATCGAAGATGCTATGCTCGCAATATCCCCTACTCCATCTACTTTAGTTCCTGCCATGTCAGCAGAAAAGGTCTTCAATGCAGATGAAATTCTGCTTAATCCGCTTGTATCTATTTTTCCCATTCTGTTAATGGAATTTGTCAATGTGGATATGTTCTTAATACCGCTCGCATTCATGGAACTGGCGGCATTTGCGATACTCTGTATGCTATTAGAAATGCTTGTCAGTTTGGATGTATCAATGGACAAGCTTTTCTGAAAATTCGTAAGACTATTTGCCAACTTATCCAGTGCGTTACTTGCGTTATTCGCATCCGCTTTTATTTTAATCTGCAAAGAATCAATATCTGCCATACCGCACCGCCTTTACCGCAATAAAAAAGGAAGTGTCTGCCACTTCCAAGAAAAAGAGCGGTAAGCTGTGACACCTACCGCTCCTAAAATTACTTTTTGAGATATGCCCTTGTAACCGCACCGACTTTTCCATCTACAGTGATTCCAACACTCTTTTGGAATGCTTTTACTGCATCAGAAGTGGTTTTTCCAAAATATCCGTCAATGTTCGTCTTACCTTTCGCATTTACAGACGGCATAAATCCTTTCCTTACAAGTTCGTACTGCGCCCACTTGACATCGTTTCCCTTCATCATTGCCAGACGCTTGTAATAAAGAAGTCTTTCCGGCTCTGTATAAGGGTTTCTATGGCTTGTAGAATCCTCATATACGGCATCTAACTCCTTGTACCATACATTCATGTCTACATTGCCTACAATGCCACCTACACGCCCTTTAGAAGTGTACTGCCAGCCTACCATGTTTGGTACTTGCGGTTGATACTTCACATCACACTTGCCGTTATTCTTGCCGTACCGTGCAATCCACATGGGATAACTCACACCGCCATAAGGCTTAATGTATGTCTTGTAAAAACTTTCCCCAGTGTACACACCGAACTGCAATCCTGCATCAGTAATAACCTTGCCGTAAGCATTGATAATGAAAATAATATTTTTGCCAAGACCTTTCATAACGGCATCTTCAACATCAAGATATACTGTCACTTTTCTGCCATTAAGAATAGTAAGCACTCTTCTTGCATCAGATCGTGATTTTGCAACCGTTGTAATATATCCGTATTCATATACTCCGTGCACATGGACATTGTGCTCTTTACAACCTTTCCAGTTCTCCTCGAACTTCTTGTCCGGGTTCAAATCCTTACGGATGACTTTCAGAATAGCAAAATCAATACCGTTCTGTTTTACCGCCCACCAGTTAATCGTCCCCTGGTATGAGGACACATCAATTCCTGTTAAACTCATGTTTGTTTCTCCTTTTTTGGGTGTGATAATTCAAAATTAGCTTGCATTGCCATAAGTCCTGCGAGGAACGCTTTTCTTTGCTTCTGAATTTCTTTTTCATTATCAGCAATGTCCGCACGTTCCATAATAGGCTTGTCAATATACTTCGATTGTGCTTTTCGACCGTTTAGGCAATGTTCTATTGCAAATATTAATGCAGATATTCCATAATCTCCCCACCGTTGCCATGAATTCCTATCTTCTTCCTCTTTTTTGAGTTTATATCCTTTGTAACACCACTCTAATTTCTTAGGATTCAGATGTTTGAACTCTTCTATCGAAATTCCCATGGAAAAAGCAAATGGAAAATATTCTTCCCATATTATTTTGTGCCAGTCGATTTCTTCTTGTGATCCTGTGGCATCTTCGTTACCTTGCTGTCCTCTTTCTCCATCTCTTCCTTGGTCTGCGTCATCATTTCCGTCAGACCCGACAGTTCGAAAAAACCGTCTTCTTTCATACAGTCTGTCAGTTCTCCATACAGCTTCACAAAAGACAGACCGTTTGCTTTCATGTATTCTTTCATTAAAGCATTGGATTCATCCGGTGTAATACCTTCATGGTTTTCGATAAGACCAGCATAAAAAGCCGTTTTGCATACATGAGGAAATTCTGCAAGCATATATCCGCTACCATCTACAACTTCTTCTGGTGTGGGATTCTGTACATTTTTTGCTTTTTTAGCTACATAGCCACCGGAAAGCATAAGAAACATCTTTTGAATCAAATCCTTGCACTCCACAGCACCGAATCCAAACTCTAAAGTATATTCAACATCATTAACTAAAATCTTCTTCATAAAAACATATCCTTTCCCCAACATTTTGTTGGAAAGGAGCCGCCCGAAGACGGCTCTCTTTTTGCTAAATCAATGTTTCGTCTACCGCTTCATCAAAGTCAGCCACGGCAGTGTTATTTGTTTCTGACTGACTTGCTATTCCCCCGTTGTCAGTGCAACGGTAGCATCCAATCCCTTGTATTCCTCAATGGTAAGATTCATTTCGATCGTCAGAAGTTCGTTCTGTCCGATTTCGGGTTGTGGAATCTGCTCGGGCGGCTGTGCAACAACAAAGAAAGATTTCTCTTCTCCGGGAATGACAGTTTCAAACCACATTCTATTTCCACCAGTAAGAGCCTTATAGGCTGTGATAAGTGCAGTCCATTCAGCCACGGTCTCTGATGTAAAGTTGACTGTGACTGCAAAAGATCCACCAGTATCTGCACGACCTTTTACATATCTGGTGATTGCATCTTCTAACGCAGAAGCATCAATCTGTTCAGGTTCGATGTTGATGCCGCCAATGGCATTGATTCTTGTAAGTTGCTTAAAACTTGTAGGTTTTGTTCCGGCGGTTGTCTCTGTACCATATCCGAAAGTAATGCCTAAAGTAGAAACTCCGGCTGCTGCCATAATTTATACCTCCTTAAATTTGCATAAAAAAATAGAGCCGAATGGCTCTAATAGTTACAATGTATCATCAGCACCTACTGTTCTTCTGAACCGTGCAGTGCTTCTGTATGTGTCCTGCGAAGTATTATTGAACTCCGGGATGGAAGTTATTTGAAATCGCAGACGTTTGAAAAGTCCGGCAACCGTAGCCATGATAGCTTCGGCTTCTTCTTGACTTTTGTTGGTTATCACATCCACTTGGTACGATGCTGTGATTCCATTAACCGAACGTGCTTCAAGGTCTTGTCCAGTCTCTGTAAATGGCATAGCATGAAAGTACACGGTAGGGAATGTAGGGTCTGACAAATCCTTACTTTTGTCCGTCACATAAGCTTTAGGATGGCTCTGTGGTATCTTCATTTTTAAGTATGATGCAATCTTGACTTTGAAGTCTGATACCCATTGATATTCATTAACCGCCATTTCCAAACACCACCTTTGCTGTCTGTAATACAATTTTACGAAGT